TGTATAGATGTCATCAAAGCATCTATGTCTCATAAAGAGTTTTGTGCATATCTTAAAGGACAAATATTTCGTTATCTCTGGAGATATGAACATAAGCACAAAGAGCCATTGGATGACTTACAAAAATCCCAATGGTATTTAAACAAACTTATTGAAGAGGTTAGCAATGAAACTAAACAAAAGTGACAAGATCAGAAGATGGTTCATGAAAAGAGGTAGAGCAACCAACAGAGAAGTAATCCACAAATTTGAATTTATACATGGTATTTCAAATATCGTTTATGAAATGAAGAAGAAAGGTCATAAGATTGACACCGATAGAGTTCACACAAAAGACAGTCATTATGATGTATATATTTATAGAGGTAAAAGCAATGTATGAGAAAATAAAAGAAGTATTTGATGATATTCCTGATTTTTGGAAAGCAGTAATATTCGTTAGCATAATTAGTTTATTTTGGGATATACTGTTATAGAGGTTCATATAATAACATAAGAAAGTATTACTCGCTTTCTTACATTATCCTTTCAATGACTCTCTGTATACAGTTCTCACCCCTTTATACAGAGAGTTTCCTCAAATATTGTATACTTACCACTCAATCTAGTAAAAATAGCCAAAATCGACCTATAACGAGGTCTAAAGGTGATATATTTTATTTGTATAAACATCTTAATTTAATATTGCATATTGATACATTTTGGGTATATAATGATTATATAAACTAAATATTAGGAGAAAACAAAAATGATATCGAGTAAATTTATCGCGAAGGCAACGCCTCGCAATATATCTAAATTAGATGATAAGCGATTGATGAAACTAAATGAAACTTTATTTTTCGCCAACGCATTATCTACAACAGAAGACAGAAAAAAAATAGAATCAGTCCAAAACACAGTTCATAACGAAATGTATAAAAGAGGGCTTGATGATGTTGTCCAACCAAAACAACGAGGATGAAAATATGAATAAATTAAACGAATAGTGTGGGTGTCACTCAAACCACCCAAAAATAAACTAAATAGGAGTTAAAACATGAAAACATTATATTGGAATGATAAAAACTTAAAACAAATCACGAAACTTAGATTCATCAGCACAATCGGTCATCGTTGGTGGGATGTTTCATATTGTAAAGGTATCGATCATGATGGTAACGAAGTAATCGTGTCTGTACCTTTCTCTCATATACCTAAAGGCAAGGGAAACATTAATAAACATATTCTTGATTATGCCAAAGATGATAAAGTTTATGTAAAGGGTCTCAACGTCTTTAATGTTATTTCTTGTTTCCAATAAAACAAGATAATCAAAAGAGAGAGCCATAGATCATGGCTCTTTTTTTTATAAAACCTCTGAACAACTAAAAGAGAAACTGTAATTAGAGGTTCTATCAGCGTTCCATGTTAATTCGTTAGAGTCCATTCTCATAACTGCTTTCGTGTTTGTATAATTGATAGTGGCATCGTCACTTAATGCTACTTTTAAAGGTGGTTCTATGTTCATGGTAGCATTACCAGAACTATTTGATGTGCAGTCTGCAATTAAAATATGGAGTTTAGATGTTGCACCTGTTCCAAATTGAACATAATCGCCTTTCTTAAAAACAGTTGTTGATGCAGATGCACCTTTGATAGCAATGTCAAAAGCACCCACTGAATGAGAGCCACTGACAGTTGGTGATATAGTCTCAGCACCTCTAATTGTTTTTGCATCTGGGTCGCCAAGTAAAAATGTCCCAAATCTTCCATGTAGTTGCATAAAGAACGCTTGAAACTCTACAGCATCAACTCTTCTCATTGGTGGTAAAGTCACTGTGGTTTGCCACCTAGCACCAGTAAATTCATGTGCAACTTGTGAATATGTAAATGGACTTTCAGTAACAGCAACCGATTTTATAATTCTCCATTCTGAAGTTGTAAAACCAACATTGGTGGGTAGAGTTAATGGATAACTAGGACTTCCCACTATGCACCAAATGTCCTTGCAAAAGAGCCACCACGACTTCTCGTTTCTGCTACTGCATTTATTGTTTCTTGTTTTATGGTAGGTAACATGTTCATTATTTCTGATCTGACAGTTGGGACTATGCCTGTGCTGAAATTGAGTGATTGATTTACAGTTATGCCACCACCTAAATCACTATTGCTTACTACATTGGATGCAGTTCGAGGGACTAGTAATTCAGCACCTCTCTCACCTACCATTACTGGTTTATTGGGTGGGACAAACCCACCATTTGCAAATCCAAGAAAACTCGATATTGAACCAAGAAAACCACTACCTACATTATCAACAACAGTCGGTGCTAATTGTGTCCCAATTACATCTCCCTGTGCATTGAGTAATTGTGAACCAACATTCAAACCTGCAACATTCGACATAGTTGTAGTTCCTGCAAAAGTACCTAAACCACCAGATAAAGCAGTGCCGATTGTACTTCCTGTAATACTTTTTCCAATACTTCCTAAAGTTATGTCACCACCTTGTAAACCAGTCAATGCCTGTTTAAGACTTCTTATCAATGGTTCTATAATTAGAATTTGTGCTATAGTTGATACTATTTGAATTTTAAGATTCTCAAATATATTATTAAAAGCATCTCTAAAACTTTCTCCTGCAACAATACTCCTACCCAGTGCATCAGATATTTCTTTTCCAGAATCATCAAAAGACTTTCCGACTTCTTCGGTCATGTCTTTAATTTGTGACTGGGATATAATTAACACATCGTTTGCCTCAGCAACATCTTTTGTGACTTTTGGAAGATTTTTCATGATACTATTATATATACCAAGACGTTTTAGATTTTCGCTTATTTCATCGTTAGTTAAAGTTACACTTTTTTTAACTTTTTTAAATTCTAAATTTAGTTTACCTACTAAAATATTTAAAATTGGATATAAATCAATTAACTTATTAAAACTTTGAAGGCGTATCCCCAAAGGAGAATCTGGGTCGGCATCTTTTGAAACTTTTTCACTTTCTTCTTTAAAAGATTTAATTGCATTAGTAACTATTGGAAGCAAAGTCCCTATGGTAATTAACGAAACTGCTAACTTATTGGAACTTTTAATAAAACCTACTAATGCTACACCTGTTGTTGTTAATAAAAAAGCACCAAATGCCTTTAAACCCGTGATAATTTCATCTAAATTTCTTGCAACAAAACGTAACGCCTCTGCTAATTTTCTACCTATTGTTTTACCAAGTTCAGTGACAACTTTTTCACTTTCTTCTAAACTTGTATTTAATTCTTTAAACTGTTCTTTAAGAACAACCATAAACTCATCAGATACAGCTTTTCTGAATTGAAATAGTTTGTCTTGTAACATGGATATAGTACCTGTTAGTGTGTTTGCTAAATCTCCTGTTACACCACCAAACTCACCACCCTTACCAAACTTATCTTTAAATGCTTTTATCGTATCAGTTAAGGACACCTCTGCACCTGCTTGAAATCCAAGCATTGCCTTGACGCCACGTTCTCTGAATAAATCGGCACTCGATATGGAACTGGAGAACGACCTCTGAATCTGCTCTGATGTTACTCTAAAATCTAAACCTGTTGCACCTGCTACGTTACCAGTGATTTCTAAAAGTTCTGCTAACTCATCTGCATCTTTGGCAACAACTGCCAGACTTCCTGATGCTTGTTGTATTTGTTCAAGAGTAAAAGGCACTCTAGATGCAAATTTGACCATAACGTCAAATGCTCTTGCACCCTCATCAGCAGAACGAAATAAGGACTTGAGTCTTACTTGCAAATCTTCAATTTGACGACCAACACCAATGACTTTGGCTATTTGGAATCCACCGAAAGCAACACCGAGTAAAGTTCCGAATTTTAATACTCTACGACCAATGTTATCTAGTGATTTGCCAAGGTCGTTAAAAGATTTTGACATTCCACCAGATGATTTTTTGACTTGTGAATTTGCCTTATCAAGACCTTTCTTTAAGTCTGATAAATCTGCCTCAATTTTGACAACTAATTTTTCTAAATCCATAGCTATACGTCTGGGTACATTTCTTTCATTTTTTCAAGTTCACCTTTGTCCATAGGTTTCTCGGTCTTACCTGTATTATATTCTCTAAAACCTTTGATTGCTAGACTTACCTCATAGACAGACATATCCCAAAATTCACTGGGTTGTATACCAATCATGCCTACAAGCACTTCATAGTATCTTTGAATTGGAAATTCTAAATCAGAATCTGTTACGTTTTTTTTTGAAGTGTGTCTGGATTATCTTCGCCAGTATCAAGAGCCAGTGTTAAGAGTTCACCACACATTTTAAGACTTTCAACTAATCCAACCTCTGCGACCATCTGTTTCATATCAGAATCTTTTATATCATTGCCACCTGCTCTAATAGACAATACAAGGATTGTAATAGTTTCTCCCATAGTCAAATCGGCACTTGCTAACTTAGTTCCGACTTTAAGGATAGAACATCCTAATGCTTGTTCTATTTTTAATATTACGTCTAATGATATTCTTGCAGTGTAAGTTTTATCACCAAATTCAAGTTGTTTTTCTGCTCTTAGTTTGTTTTGACTCATTTGATTTGCCTCTCAAAGTTAGTTTAATCATTTCATCTCTAGCACCTACATTGACTGCATGTGTTATTGTGAATGACTTTGAATCTATTTCGACAGAAC